GTAGCTCCCGCCACCAATGGAGCAATCACACCTAGATTCCCACTCAGCAGGTCGATGGCTTTTGTGACCGGTGGGAGTGCCACTTTCGCAAGCGTTCCTGCCGCTTTGGTCAGATTCTTGAATACAGATACCGCTTTTTTCCCGGCTGATTTCAATCCGCCTGAATTGAGCGACTCTGACAAGGCTTCTACTGCATCCTGTGCCGGTTTCTTTAATTCTGCCGGCAGAAGGCTTGCAAGTCCTCCCGCTATTGATTCTGCCACTTCTGCTGCGGCTGTCAGAAGTCTTCCTTTATTTCCTGACACACCGGAAATGAAAGATTCGATGAAATCAACCGCTGTATCCACCATTTCCGGTGCGTGGGATGCTGCATCCACGGCAAAATCTGCAAAGATGTTTCCGGCCTCTTTTACAGCCGCTTTCAGACCACCATTTTTAAAGGCGTCCGTCATATCGCCTACAGCCTGCGTGGCTTGCACGGCTGTATTTTTCAGTGGCGTATCAAGAGATTCATAAATTTCAATGCCGAGACCCTCAAGACTGGATTTCAAAATCGTAACCGCACCTTCAAGGTTGTCCTGCATTGTCTCTGACATATTCGCAGCCGTTCCGTCAGCGTTCTTTATGGCAGATGCAAGCTTGTCAAAATCACCCTGCGATGCATTTACGATAGCCAGCAATCCAGACATCGCCTCCTGTCCACCAAGAGCCGAAGCTACCTGTGCTTTCTGTGCTTCTGTCAGACCGGCAAATCCAGAACGCAGGTCTTTCATAATCTCATTCAGAGACTTCATGGATCCGTCACTCTTTGTCAGAGATATTCCCAGGGCATCCATAGCCCCCTGGACTTCGTTGGTTGGCTTCGCCATTCGGGTAAAGATACTTCGCAAAGCAGTACCTGCCTGGCTTGCCTTAATTCCGGAGTTTGCCATCAGCCCGATTGCTGTGGCACAATCCTCCGCAGAAAATCCGAGAGCTCCGGCTACTGGTGCAACATATTTGAACGTCTCTCCCATCATGCCTACGTTAGTGTTGGCATTACTGGACGCTGCCGCAAGGACATTCGCAAAATGGGCGGAGTCCTGAGCAGTGAGTCCAAAAGCTGTCAGTGCGTCTGTAACGATGTCAGAAGTCGTTGCAAGATCTTCACCGGATGCTGCTGCGAGATCCATGATGCCTTCAATACCAGAAAGCATATCCTGTGTCTTCCATCCTGCCATAGCCATGTATTCCATAGCCTGGGCAGATTCGGAAGCACTGAACTTCGTCTTTGCGCCCATTTCCTTTGCCTTGTCAGTCAGTTTCTGCAGTTCGTCTCCTGTAGCTCCTGATATGGCTGATACTTTTGACATCTCGGACTCAAAACTGACACCGACCTTTACAGCTGCCGCCGCTGCACCTCCAAGAGCAGTGGACACTGCACTCACTGTTGTTGCTACAGTTTTCAAGCCAGTTTTCGCAAGCTTTCCCATTTTGCTTAAATCTTTTTCAATACCGGATGTGTCCAGTCCAGTATCAATAATTACTTTTCCGTCTGCCAATCATCTCACCATCCTTTTAGCAGCTCGCTTACATCTTCGCCCCGTTCCAGTGCCTCCTCCAAAGCTTTCAATTTCGCCTTATCCGGTGCTTTTTCTGTATCCAGTCCGTAATATTCCTGCATCGCCTGGTAGAATTTCTTTTGCTCCTTCGATAAACCTTTTGCCGACAGATCCAGTGTCCGGTACTCCATGATCTTCTGAAATCTTGTATCTCCTCCGAGATTTTCAAGTAAGATCATAAATTTCCACCAGTGCATCTCCTCTGTCTGCAGGTCGATTCCGTACTGCTGGATAAATCCCGCATAGATCAGATCGGCATCCGCCTCAAAATCAAATGCCTGCTTGCTGTTGATCCCGGCGATCTTCCGTGGAAAATGTTTCCGTTCCGGCTCTCTCCCGCAAGAGAAAAACCACAGCATCTTGTCAAAATGTTCTTCTGTATACCAGGTGTACTGACCGTAAAAAAGCCTGAGCATTCTCGCCATCTCGTCCTCAGTCAGCTCTCTTCCTGCATCCTGAAGGATTTTCTGACAACGTAAAACGGTGCGGAAATCCCAATGGATCGGACATTCCACACCGCTAATGGTCAGACTTACCGGAAAAGGCTCTGTAAGGGAACTCATTCAGCCCCTTTCATTCCCAGTCGCTCTTTTACTGCTCTATACCTCTCACACTGTCGGATCTGTTCGTTAAGCAGTGCTTCATAAGCTTCCAGACATAAGAGGTGATCGTGACCCGTTCCGCATACTTTTTCCCCTGTGCCTTCCCCAAAAGTCACATCAAAAAGGTGCTTGATTGTATCACACTGCTGTCTGATCGCATCCGATTCTGTTCCTGTATCTCCAAGCTTTGAGATTTCTTCCAGTTCCTTCAGATATGCCTTTTTACCCTCCTCAAAATCCGGGTCGAAAAATGAAAAATTTAATGTAACTCCGTTAATCTGCATTGTCTTTTTCCTCCATCTGCTCATATAAATCTTTTTCCGCTTCGTCCGCTACAGCCTCACCAACTGAAGCATTATCAGTGAGGGAGATTATTCCCCCTCTGTAAATGCCTTGGTTGCTGTGTTGAACGTACCCTTTACCCAGTCAGTCTTGCCAAGCAGGTTGCCGGACCCCTGGATCTCACCGTCATTGTCCTTGAATTCTGAAATTTCAACCGCAACTTTTCTCCGCTTTGCCTCATAAGTTCCAGCTGATTCGCTTACCGGTTTGTCCAGACACACCTTCACATAGAACGTATCTGCCTCCACCCCGGTCTTTTCGTTCTCGCCGATCTCGGAAATGTAAGCGATTGCCGGCTCACTCTGGATCAGATCAAACTCAAGTGGTGCTGTCCATTCATAACCGCCAATGCTCTGTGTTGCACTTTTCTGATTGACGTATCTCTTTGACGTAGTCTGTGCGGACGGTGAATCATCCAGCTGAGTCACGCCAATTCCGAGGAGCTCATATTTCGGGGAATCAGATCCCCCTGTAACGTCAATGTAATCTGCACGCTGGTAACGCTGCGTTACACCGGTGTCTTTTGCTGCTTCAAAAATCTGTAAATTCATTCTTTTCATTGCCTTACCTCCGTTTGTAATATAAAAAGCGGCACTGAATGCGGTACTGGCATTTCGTGCCTTCGTTATCGTATAAATAGCCGCCTGTCGTTGCCCGGACAGACTTGCTCGTGAGATTTCCCGACAGTGCCGGAAGTCTTCCCCGCTCCG